AGCCTTGTTTAATACCACAGTTGGTCGAACGTTTACAGTAGTACGTTCTCCCAGTATTTCCCACCAAAAACTTTGTTGCAAGCTACTGCGTTGGTTGTAGTATTCATGATCTCTGTACGGCTCAGGGCTAACGCACAAGTTATCTTTGATAAGATTTTCAAAAATACCCTTGTGGTTCACATCAAATGCATAATTTTGCAAAATAGGATGACCCATATAAAATTCCATTCCGCCTTCACACACAATACCAGCCAGCTCGCCACGTCGATGGCTTTCTTCCAACGCAGGGATGCTGGCAAGAACTCGACCGGCTCCGCCGTTGATAAAAAATATTTTCTTCATGTTATCCTTAATATGCTCAGTTAATGTTATTTATAGTTCACTATCCTAGTATATAATATTCTTGACTATATAGTCAACCAGTAAATCACCGTATGCTGCATGGGGCACTGGGTTAAAATGATTATTACGTCTTCCTTCATTCACGTGATTGATTTTAGCCCATTCATAAAATGTTTCAGTATTCAATTTATAAAAATTTTTAATTGTAGTATCTAGCGTTTTGTATTCACGGTGTCCACAAGTGTTTACAAAAATATGTCTGTAGCCTTTTGATATCAAAAATGCATGCAGTGCCAGTAATTGAGCCTCATGTTGTGGGTTTTGCATGTGATCGTGCCATATATAATCAACACAAAACGGAACCACATCTTTTTCTGTAGAGAAAAAAGATTTAGAATTCTGCATAGTTGCATGATAAGAAGGATTAACAAATATTGTTTTGTAATCTGCATATTCTGATCGTATTGTGCAGTTTGATATTTCAGTAGCAGGATTGATACCAGGTACTTGTTTTTGTAACCACTTGTTGCCGTCTATTTCGAATCGATGAAGTGATGTCCATCCCACTATAACAAACACATCAGCAGGCTGTGCTCCCTGTTTTTCCAATTCTAACAAATCAAAGATTGTGCTTCTGAAAATAAATTCATTAGTTGCGCCGTTGTAGGAATTATTAATGTACGTTTTGCAATCTAATTCATCAGCTATACGTTTAGGAAACGCCAATTCCTTGTTACATTCGTCTTGGCTGAAATCTGCTATACATTCCATACCAAATACAAAAGAATCGCCGTTTGCATACAATATTTCCATTTCAAGTCCCTTGTGAATACTAATAGCATATATATATAGCATTACTACTTCTTACTAAAAATATTATGAAAAAAATCATAAATGCTTTTTCTGTACCTGTTTTGGAAGCCATCATTCCCGAAGCCAGTGTCTTAAACGAATCATTGAATTTCAAAATACACAACTTGTTTGATACCATCGATGACAAACGATTACTTGGACACTATTGGCACAGCAAGATTTTAACAGACGTGGCATCAGATACCGGATACAGTTCATTTGATCACGGTAACCTTGTTGATGACGAAGATTTTAATGATTTTTTTGCAACCATTTCTCCTGTAATTACAGATTTTTTTAATCAATTAAACTTTGATCAAATTTGGAATTTTAGCAATGCATGGGCCAATGTTTATCCCCGTGGTTCTTTTGTTCCTCATCATAATCACGGCACTGCTCATTGGAGCGGTAGCTATTATGTAAATGCCGCTGAAAACTGTGGTGATTTGATATTGTTAGATCCCAAAGAATATGCGTTGAGTAATGAACCACTGGGTACCAAATGGCGTGGTAATGTTTCGTACCCTATTAGTGTGTTGCCTGGGAAGTTAGTGATTTTCCCAGGGTATTTAAAACACGAAACTAAACCCAACCTATCCTCCGAAGACAGAATTATTATCAGTTTTAATATCACATGTCAGTAAACAATATTTTTTTTAATCCAGTTTTTCCACAAGTGTTGGAAACACAATTGCTGTTAGATCCAGCGGTAAAAGCACGTATGATTGATACAGTATTATCACAAAAAGACACGGCAGATTATCACGGCGGGTATACATTCCGTGTCAAGGATCATTACGGAGATTTCAAAACTCTTTACAATTTCTTTTTTGACACAGTTGTAAACATATTTGGCAATGTAAAATTATCCCCTATACACAAAACATGGTGTTGGGCCAACGTGTACAACAGGGATACGTTTAAAACTAATGCTCACGACCATATCAAAACTAGTTCTATCAATGCCATATATTATTTGAAAATGCCGCAAGATATTAATAGCAACGAAGGCGGATTAAACTTGTATACTACTAATTTAGAAATTATACAATTTCAACCTGAGGAAGGCGATTTACTTATCATGCCGAATAACACAGTTCACGAACCGTTATTTCACAGCAGTATTGATTATAGAATTGCTATCAATATGGAAATATGCATCGAGCCCGATGTCTTTGATTACTTTACAGAAGGAAAATTATATGCAAATGCCTCACCAAAATTATGAACAAATTGTGGTAATTTCAAAATCACTATTGGACAAAACGCAGTGCAATGAGTTGATAACTCGTTATGATAACAATCTACAGAGCATAGTGCAAAAAACATATAGGGATGTGTTAATAACGGATATTCCCATCTTAGACATTCCACAGTTGCTTGATAGTTTACAATATATTAATCAACATCATTTTAAATTAGATTTATATCTACATTGGGAGTGTTTTTTTGCAAGATACGATCAAGGTATGCATTACAATAGTTTACATATAGATTGTATAGCTGGTGATCATCAACGCAAATTGTCTTTTTCATTGTTGTTGAACGACGATTTTCAAGGAGGAGACTTTGCCACTGTTACAGAATCTAGTGTTGCATGTGATGCGGGCAAATTATTGGTATTCCCTTCTTTCTTACCGCACAAAATATCTCCTGTAGAGTCTGGGACTAGATATGCAATATTTGGATGGATATATGGTCCTAACTTTAAATAAATTTATATCTTTAAATTATTTAAATATAGATTTGCATAATTTTGTGCAGTTTCAACATCATAGTGATGACTGTCTCTTGCTAAATCAAGTACAGGTTGTTCGGAGAAAAAGTTAACATTATGTTTTGTTAATTCATTGTATATAAATTCAGCATCGTCTGTCCTAGCAAATTTAGGAATAAATGAATGTACGATTTGAGTAGAAGGTTGCCTGTTAATTTTAAGTATGTTTTCTATGCAGTTTTGTTTATCTAAATGTTGCATATCTGCAAACTTTTCTCGGCCGCCTTCAGCAGCTATAAAATGAATTTTTCGATCCTCGTCGCTCAGTGTAGTATCTGCACTTTCTCTTCGATGCACATAACTCCATTGTATCAATATGATACATGGGTTAAAATTATCTATAATAGATTGAACACGTCTTGAAATCCAATCATTACTGGCACCATTCATACTGACGTTTATTGTTCTTTTTCCTGTTTTTTTCTCTATAATTTTTACCCAAGTCTCATCGTAGGGTTGTCCAAGCCCCACGGTAAAACTATCGCCTACACACCAAATACTGTCGGTTAGATCCTCAGGCCATGCTTCGTCTCGATAACCAAAATTATTATAAGCATATGCTATATTTTTTGAATATGTTTTATAATGAGCAACATCCTTGCAATGTTCCAAACTATCTATACCACACGTTACTTCAAACGCATTGGCGGTTTCAGTTAATACAAATTCGTTCATGTGCGATTATACCATGTTTCCAATTCAGTTAATGCGTTATTACCCAACTTTTCTATAGACAGAACTTTTCCTATAGAAGATGTATTACTCCATTCGTTGTAAGTATCCAAACATTCTTTAAAATTCTTTACTAACAATGCTTTTTCTGCTAGTGTTTGCAATTTGATAGGCATTCCTGCAATCAAAGTTCTATCAGTTACTAAATCATATATAGTTCTATAGGCATTTATATAGTTTGTTGAATTTGTATTCAAAAATTCTTGATGTGATAAACTTAATCCCGGGCGTGTCATGAGTTGATTCAAATTCATAGACAGCAACGGTCGTTGAACATTGTTTGAATTTTCTAATAGAAGTTTTTGTTCTTGTGGCAAGCCAGCAGAAAATCCGCTCATATCGCTGATAAGATAATGACAAGTGTTCCAGTCTTTCCACGAAATTCCATACTGATCTTGCCAGCTTACTGGCTCATGGCCAACTGGGTATATGTCAAGATTGGCCACGTAAGACTCGAGGTCCGCAACATTTTTTTCATAATTAAATATTGAATTAATTGCAAAATGATTGTCAACCCAGCTGAGATAATTTACGTATTTGTCTAAGTAGTTTTTAAATACTTCCTGATCTATTGTGATTTTCTTTTGATACAGGTCCTTGAATATACTGATTTTTTCCTGATGATCGTACACATTTAAGTGTTTTGAAAAAGCTGCTATGCACCAACTTAACCCATGCTCGAACAAATTTTGTCTGCGGGCACTGATTATAAAAAAATTGTCATTGATGTATTGATAAAAACTCAATTGATCCTTTAACGGATCCTGCCTATTTAAAATGTGATACTGTGCCAATCTTGATACTTTGTAATGCTCAACACTGGCCAACAATCTTGTTATTTCTTCAAGTGTTTGATGGTAACCCCAAGTAGATTTTTCAGGTTTGCCTAACACTTGTTGATTGTATTTTGTTGAATGATATGATTCAATTCCGTTGGTAAGCTCGTGCAAATTAATAATTGGGCGTTGATAATCATAGTGTTGCATAGTCACTGTGATATACTTTTGTAGTAAACTGGATCCTACTCTATCTGGTGTTAAGACTATTACATTCATATTATGATTGGGGGTATGGTGGTTGAATTGTTCGATACAATTCTAATTCATCTACTAATTTGTTTTTGATTGCTGAGTTCCAATCTGCTTGTAAAAAATTGTTAATACAATCGATTAAATGTCCAGCATCAGCATGTTTTATATATTGATCATACTCTATTGTTAGTACGCGATTATCAAAATTTTCTATAACTTCTTCTTTTATATTTGACTTGTCAATCAACTTATTGATCCATTTTAAATTATCAAGTGCTGTTAAATCAATATTTTCTAAATAAAGTTTTTCAACTGCAAAATCCTTGCCATAATCCTTACATATTTTTTCAAAATATATTAAATTTCCCCTTAACACTTTATGTATAAAATTAAATCCACACAGAGAAATCTGTTCGTTTGTAATCTCAAGTTGTATCGCCTTACTATTTGGAAACGCTTCTAAGAATATATTAATATCTTGGCAATGTATAGATATAGTATGTATTATTTCTTCTTCTTTGTGAGGATTATTGATTAATGTGTTTCTAATATGTTGTATTTTATCGTTGCGAGACATAGTTGATTCAGTTTGATACAAAATAGATTGATATGCATCTTCTAACGAAATCATAGCAAAGTTATTTAACGATGTAATTTTAGTATTAGCATGACCAGAACCATTTGAATTATGCTTCAGAGGTTCTTCTGGATTAAATGCTGTATACAACAACGATGTCAAAAACCAGCCGCCAGCACCAACTGGATATTGTACAAATAATATTGGCGTTGATGAATCTACAAGTTTTTTCATAGTGTATTTAACTACAAAATTATCAGGCCGTTAAAAAAGGCGAACTAGTCGCCTTTTTAAGCAGCGTATTATTATGGTCTAGCAAATAACGGAACCCATTTTTCAGGAACAATCAATGCCAGGTCATTTTCTGCTGTGTATGTGGTTGTGCCTCCGGGCCCAGTAGCTGTGATACTGAATTCCATCGGTTGTGGAGAAGAAGTTTTTGTAAACTCCGCGTCAAAATTAGGACCTTTGGACAACAGCATGCTTCCTGAGTTTGATGTCAATTGAATCTCATTCAGTGGACTCATGGGATCACATATTTTAAACTTTGTAGCATCCACTACTGTATGTACCAGATACGTTTTGTGTTTTTCAATCCCGCCCACTGTATCAGTCATAAACTGTATTTGTTCGCCCTTGTGCAACCAAGATGTGCTGTCACAAGTGAATTCATTTGTGTCACTGCGGGCAGCTGTCACATTGACAGAATACACAATGTTACCCATTGTGATACTCCATGTATCGCACTCACCTCCTACATGTGAGTCAACAGCAATGTGAAATTTATTGCTTTGTGGATCGTCGCTAGGAGTAAAATCCACTCGACAAAATGGTGGGATGGGAGGAGGTGGAGGATTAGCAGCAACCCATTCTTCGTGCCACTGTCCCCCGCTGATCCATTCATTGTTCTTGAATTTCCAACCCACGTTCGCATGATCAGGAACTTGTTCCCAGTATCCCGGTATGTCATTTTTTGCAATGGCATCTGGATGCCATAATCCTGCTGGATCTTCGTCATGCGTCTGCATGATTTCATCGTTTACTATTTTTGCCCAAATCATTTAATTCTCCTGATTATTAATTTATGGATTCTTCCAATATATCACCGCCATGCCAGTGCCGGCCATACTGGACAATTGGTCTAATTTGCAGGGTGGGAATGCCAATGCGGCTCCGGACCCGTTACATAAGTCATAACTTCCGCCCCAGCATACGCACAGCAAATAACATCTGTTTTGGCCAGCACCGCCACCTTTGCCAGCTCGGCTGGCCATCCACATGATGTCAACGCCGCCTGATCCACCCAATGTGCCTGCACAATGTGTCACATAGGGAAACAATTGTTCCTGCATTCTATCTGCACAACAGATCCTGTTAGTTGTTCCTAAACAGCACAACAAATTCCAATTTATGCCTGGCCCGCATGCAGCACCACCCATGCAGTTTGGTATGTTCATTGAAGTAGGTTCACAACAGAAATAAGCAATTCCGCCAGTGCCTGCACCTTCGCCGGAGTTGTGCCAGGAAGTCAGTGCCAACCGAGGACCTTGATTCCAATTGCTACATGTGCGATAGCAAGCACCTCGTTCAAGCCATTTCCTTGACTGCCGCTGCCGCACATGCTGTGAATATCATGCCATTGATAACGTTTGGGTTGTGGACCATGCTCATGAAAATGTCCTATTGCGCCCATGCAGCCTCGATGATACCAAATAAATCTTGTGTCACGACCTTCATCATTGTCATAGCCGCCCCATCCGCCAGCACCGTAGTGAAACTGTCCAGACACGCACATGCCTCTAAAACCTACGACTCTAGCAACAGGTACGTCGCATCTGATAAATTTTGTGCCGCCGCCGCCATCAGTGCCGCTCATGTAATAAGACTTCATTCCAGCTGGGTAGCCATTGCTACATCTTTCATTTGTACATATGCAAGTACACTGTGAACTCATAGCACCTTTTTTGCAGATGTATCCAATGCCGCCGCCGCCGCCCGCTGCCGGGCCGTATCCAGAACCAGTAACCTGATCGTCGTAGTTGGCTCCGCCGCCAGCACCGCCGGTACTGTATATCCATGATCCTGCTGATCCGCCGCCTGGTGCTTTGCCGCTGGTGGCACCTGGACTGTTGTCAGTGGCTGAGTAAACGCCATAGCCACTATACACTATACAATATCCGCAACATTGAGTAAAGGTGCAATTATTGTATATGCCTGGAGCATTGCCTCCAGCATAGGCGCAGCCAGGTGCACCGCCAGTTGAATTCCAATCGCCACCAGATGCTGCTCCGGGATTGCAACAGGAAGCACCGCCTGCTGTGAGTGTTCTAGTAGCACCGCCTGAGCACACATAAGAAATGGTTGTGTCTTGCTGCTGACGACCCACTACCACAGTGACCGTGCAACCTGCAACAACTGTGTCAGTTTTTTCCACATAACCACCGCCTGCACCGGCATAATTCGTAGTGCTGCTGCCTACGTAGCTTGCCTTGCCACCGCCGCCTACTGCAATGGTACGCAAACATGTGACTCCAGCGGGCACCGTGAACGTGTAACTGCCTGGTGTGTCAAGTATCACTCGGTTTTGCCAACATGAATTACCATCATAAGCATATTTTTGACCAGAAACTTGATAACATGTTGAGTTAACAATAGTTGTAGTAGCAACATTATTGGCTTGTGTTGACCCTGTACTTATATAACGTCCCATTCTTATGATTCCCTGTAATATATAATTGCCATGCCAGTCCCTGCATTGCTGAGCATTTGATCCAGCAAACAAGGAGGGAATGCTAATTGTGTCACAGTATCACCATTGCAGGTGTTGTATGCACCACCGTGACATATGCACAAAATTTGATTCTTGGCTTGGCCGCCGCCTCCGCCTTTGCCAGCTTTACTGGTATAACTACAAATGGCCACACCTCCTGATCCACCTAATGTGCCTGCACAGGTGATGAACTGTGGAAATAATCCGTCTGGCATGAGCCATGCTTGATCACATGCTCCGCAAATCCCTAATTGACAAAGTTTGAGCCAATTGACATGAGCCCAGGGGTCTAATGTGTCGCCAATACCAAGATCGTACAATGCTTCACTTCCACATTTGTACAAGGAAAATCCGCCAGTGCCCGCACCTTCTCCGGAATTTCTTGGACGAGGAGTCACTATGGAATTGTAAGGATAACAACTGGTGCAGGCCATTAGTCCTGTGCCCGGTGAGCCCGTGCCGCAGATGTTTTGTATGTCCCATTGTTCACAATTCAACACACACATACGCATAGGAGCCGCACATGCACATCTTGGTTTACTAACTTGGCCGCCACATCTGATACCAAACGGCCACATGCAACTGCCTTCCCAACCCCATTCCATTTCCCAACCATAAGTAGCATTGTTGTCAGGACCGCCAGGGCCGCCATCGCCCGATTTCCAATAGCCTTTAAGACATTCCTGCACAGTGCTGCGGCATGAGTTATTGCAGCGGGCTGAACTGCCGCCACCGCCTTGATTACTGGTCGGCCAATCATAACAATATTTTGTGCCTTCGCAACAAAACGAGGCCAAACAGATGCACGAGCAGCAAGGATAGTGCCAAACTGGTATATGACACACAGTATCTCCAATGCCAGCTCCACCGCCGGTAGTTGCGGCATGTAGATAATTGCACACACAACTGGAACAGCCGCCTGAGAGATTTTTTGGAGATCCTGCTGAAGCACCGCCTGCCGCTCCCCAGTCACAGGAAGCGCAAGTTCCGGCCGGATTACATATGTAAGCTATGCAGTAGCCACAGCAAGCAGTGAAACATGTGTAGTAACATTGGTTGGTGCTGCCGGTGGCACTGGTATGCCAGCCAGTGACTCCGCCACTGCTGTTCCAATCTCCGCCTGTGGCAACACCTGCAACACATCCAGCTGCTCCACCTGCTGTGTGAACAGCCACGCTGTTGCAAGCCAGTGTGGTGTCTTGTTCTTGACGACCTACCACCAGTGTGAATGAAGTTGTGCCGGGTGTTACTGCATGGCATTTTTCACTGTAAGCACCGCCCGAACCTGCTGTTGAGCAACATCCTGAACTGCCGCCAGCAAAACATTTGGGTTTGCCTCCTCCACCAACTAGCACAGTTCTAACACACACAGCATTACTTGGAGCAGTCCATGTATACGAGCCTGGGCGATCGTATACCACTTTGTATTGCCAACACTGCTTGCCGTCGTAGTATACTTTTGCTCCAGTTACAACTGGTGCTGATTTCTCAGCAACATTTATAGTGTTGTTATATACAATTTGTACAAAACGTCCCATATTATATGTTCCCTATTAAACTGTACTTGTTTCAATACCGTATGCTACAGCATTGACACTGGTTGTGCTTGCATAAACCACAATGTATTTGTTGGTAGCATCACAAACAAGCCCTGTACGTTCCAACACAGAATTTGCTGGAATTGTTACACCAAATTCTAAATACTCTGAATTGCCAGGTGTTGTAGAGCTAGCAAGAGCTAGTCTTACAGTCACCGAGGTTGCATTCCTATTACAAATAGACACGTTAACAATTGCAAATGTACTTGCAGGGCAAGTATACAAAGTGGTATTTGTTGTTGCTGAAAGGTCTTGTGCACCTAATCTTCCTGTTGCCATAATTTAATTCTCCGTTTATCTTAGTAAGAAGTAGTTTAATGCTAAGGGACTACCGTCTATACCCTGTGTAAAGTTAGCTTTGTTCTTTATATTTATCTGAGTTCCAGCCGTATTGCTGATGTTGCTACCAGTAATTTGGATAGTTCCTGCCACCAGCGTATTTACATTAACTGTGCTGGAGCCGCCGCCAATTTGGCTAGAAATATAAGCTCTAATAGCTTTCTGTGTTGGCACAATTGTATCGCTGTTGGCACTGAATGTTGCATCAGTACTAAATTGGCTAATACTGGTGTTTGAGCTACCCAGTGTAACGCTGCCTAATTGCAGTGTTTGCAATCCACTCAAGTTAAATGCATTGGCATTCAATGTGGCAATACCAGTACTCTGTTGCACAGTGAACAGGTCACCCACATTAAAGTTACCGTCTTGGTCAGTACTGGTGTAGAACACACGACCACCACCACCTTCAACTGTTTCGTTTGTCTGGTCTGACGCTTGGCTTGGTGTGTTTGGATAATTGGTTGTGGCAATTGTTCCGGTACCAATACTCAAGAAGTCATGTCCAGTCAATCGAGTTTGACTGTACAATATTCTCATGGTAATTGCCACGCCGTGTACTGGTGCAAGTGCAATGGTCATGTTAGGACTAATTTGTAGTGTGGCACTGTAGTTTCCTGGAGATCCAGTTTGACTACTGATTGTAACTAATTTGTAGTAAGAACTGTTGCCTGCAAATTGTACATTACTGCCCAATGTAGGAATAGCAGTCATGCCACTCACATTCATGTACTGACTATTTTGATAAATGTCAGCATAACCTGTACCACTAATTGTGGTTGTTGAACTGACATATCCAGTACCACGATTAGTAAATGTTGGATTGCCCAGTGCACCAATACCAGTTCTCACGGTGTAAGTGGCAGCTGATGTGGCATTTGGGTCACCCAGTGTAATTGTTGGAGGAGTAGTGTATCCAGAACCTGGTTCGTAAATTCTGAAACTACTAATCTGGCCACTGGCAACAACTGCACGGGCTTCTGCTCGTGTAAAGTTGGGAATACTCAATGCACTGGTGCTGCCACTTGCAATCACTGCCCAAGTAGGAGCTGCACTGGTGATAGTGACGCTGCCAGTTGTGGTAGCATGGCTGGTATTCACTGTCCAACTACTGCTTGAAGCAAATTGCGTTCCAGTCACGTTAGCGGTAATTGTTGTTCCTGCTATTACACCAATGCCGTTTAACACCGCACCTATAATAATACCACTACCACTTGGTGTGCTGGTCACAGTCAATGTTGTGCCGCTGATTGTACCAGTAAAGCTAGTGCTGGTATTGCCAAATGTTAAAGAATTCCAAGATGCATTGCTCAATGTGCGTGGAGTCCAGTTGATACCATCCGGGCTACTTGCACCAGCACCAGCACCAGTTACACTGGTCCATGCACCGCCTACATTACTTGTAATTGTGGTAATCGGGCTTAGTGTTGAACTTGTACTAACTTGTATCTGGTTGTTAGTTTGATTAATGCTGGCAATATAATATGTTGTACCACTAGTTAATCCACCAAATGTTGCATTATAAGTTGCAGTCAACGAACCAGTTGCAGTAGTTAACGTTTGATCCCTACCGCCAAATGTGGTCGCAATTGCTAATTCTGTGCCGCTTGGAACTGCTGTTGCATAATAAGTAGAACCAACAGTATATGTTAATCCTGTAGGAGTACCAGTTGTAGTTGTTACACCTGTACCAGCATTTAACGAAGCACCTAATACAAATGATGTTGTACCATTAGTACTGATAATATAATAAGTAGTTGGAGTAGCGTAACCAGAAATAGTTCCAGTACCGCCCAGTGTGCCACTGATTGTCACAGTCATACCAACTGCTAGCGTGGCTGCTGTACAAGTGAACTGTCCTGCTGGGCCAGCAATCACCACACTGGCCAATGTTTGACTTGTTGGTAATATTGTTCCAAAGCTAGTTCCAGCAAAACTTACTGGACTACCGGCAGCAATGCCAGTTGTGCTTGACACTGTGACCAAGTTTCTAGTAGCAATCACAGGAGTTCCTGTAGCAACAGACTGTGTAGTACTCAAACTATAACTTGTACCAGCAACTGCAATAGTGCCAGTTGATCCGATTGGTGTGCTGATTGTGTATGAGCCGGCACCGCCTGCACCTGTTCCAAAAGCTGTGATCCAACCAGTCAAATTGTTCAATGCAATGCTTGAACTTTGATAGCTTGTGTATCCCAATGTGTATGTTAATCCTGTTGGAGTACCAGCTGTGGTTGTGATAGGTGTTGAATTCTGACCACCATTCCATGGAGCAATTGTGCTTAATTGAAATGTGGTTGAACCGTTTGTGCGTGTGATGTAATATGTATTACCAGTAGTATAGCCAGTAATTGAACCAGTTCCGCCCAGTGATCCAGTAATAGTCACACTCATACCAACTGTGAGGTTAGTGGCCGTGCAAGCAAAGTCGCCGCTGATGTCACCGATACTCACGCCAGAAACTGTGCCTGCATTAACTGTGTATGCTTGTCCAGCAAAACTTGTACCACCAGCTGCGGTTGTTGGAGTTGATAGATAGTATGTGCCAGCACCACCAGTACCCGTTCCGTTTGCAGTGACATATGTGCCTGCACTTACCACTGTGCCGCCTGCACCAGTTGCACTTGTGGCACTGTCAAATGTTGCAATACTTGTTGAACAAGCTGTTACTTTGAATGTGCCATTGAAGTTGCTGTTGGCATTACCAGTGATTGTGATTGCTTGACCTGCTACAAAAGGAGCAGCTGTCTGAACACTGCTGAATGTTACTGTGGCACTTAAACCGTTGCCAGTGATGCTGCTGATTGACAAACTCTGTGCAACAATACCGCTTGTCCAACTCACAACAGTACCTGGAACAATTGTTCCAACACCAACACCAGACACTGTCATGGTAATCGGTGTAGCTGTAATTGTTGTGCTTGATACTGTTTGGCTAAGATTTACATACCATGTGCTTGGATTACTTGTGGCTGTACCTGTGATTGGTGCAGACACATAGGTTCCGCCAGCAACACCTGTACCACTCAGTAGATAACCTACAACAATGCCTGCTCCGCTTGGAACACTGGTAACAGACATAATTCCGCCTAAGCCTGCATCTGTTGTACTTGTTGGAGCAATACTAGCAGTAAACGTCACTGCGGTACCAGCTGCAATACCTGCAAACCAAGAGCTTGAATTACTTGCACTGATAGTTGGAACAGCACCATTGATGTTGGGGCCGCTGATGTACTGTCCTGCTGCTGGAGTTCCAACATTTATGCCTTGTAAACTTAAATTACCGCCAACGATCTGTGCATAATTGTTGGTAACTACGGTGCCACTGATTGCTTGTCCAATTGACACAGTACCAGTAACTGTTCCGCCAACTGTTAGTGTAGTTCCGCTAGCACTTGAAGCAGTACTTGTAAAACTGTTAGTACCAGTAATACTCAATGGGCCAGCAAATACTGAACCGCCGCTTGTATAACTAGCACTAGCAGTACCAGCAGCAGTTAGTTGATAACCTGAGCTAGATAGACCAACACCAGTAATAGTGTAAGAACCGTTATAAGCAATTGGTATAATACCTTGTACGTTTACTGTGGCACCTGTCAAATATGGAACTGGTGGGTAGTAAACAAATGTCACAGCCGCACTAGGTGTTCCTGCTGTTGTTACACTGGCTGCACCAGTAGTGTAGTTAATAGTACTTGTTGCAGCAGTACCTGTTGCAAATGTCAATGCTGTGCCGCCGGGTGTTAAGCCTAGTGTTACACTTGTACTTGCAACAACACTTAATACATAGTAAATTGTGTTAGTGACAATACCAACGTTGGCTAAGTTAGCACCAGTAAAGTAAATTGGCATACCAACTGCCAATGGTGTTGTAGTAGCAAATGCAAGCGTAGTTGTAGCATTACCTGTTAATGTCTGGGCTGCAATAGTAGTTGGAGTACCAATTCTAAATCTAGTTGCACCGTCAGTATTCAAGATAAAATAGTAGTTGCCAGATGAGTAGCTAGTAATAGAACCTGCGGCAAATGTACCAGATATTTGAATTAATCTATCTGTAGAGATAGGATATTGCGAACTATTAACAGTGATCCATCCTGCTGTATCCTGAATAATTGCACCGCTTAGATTAACTGCTGGTGGTGCATAGGTAACTGTTACTACAGAACCTGTACCAGAAGCTGTGGTAACTGGCATGTTATTTGCACCTTGTATTGCACCAGCATTCACACCAGATACAACCATTCCAGTTGCAACTGTGCCTTGGCTAACTGTGCCTGGAGTCAACACACCAGATGCAACACCTAACACGCTGTTGCTTAATTTAGCAACTGAAGTTGTTGTTGCAGTGGCAGCTGTTGTACCACTGTTGGTTGTTGGAACCCAAGTTGAGCTTGTTGACATACCAGCTGTGCTACTCACTGTAATCTGATTACTGCCAGTGTAGGCTGCTGAAACCGTTGGTGTCAAATATGCTGAGGTTGCAAGGAACGAACCTTGGCCGTAGGCAACATTTTTCCAAGCATAACTGAATGGTAGTACTGTGTTTGGAGTTGTCCAAGTAATGCCATCTGTTGAGTATGCTGTTGCTGTTCCGCCCTGTGCCACTGCAACAAATCTGCCGTTGCCCCATGCAATACTGGTCCAGTATGCAGTTTGTGGCAATGTGCCAGCTGTCCATGCTGCACCGTCTGTTGAGTATGCAGTTGTTGCACTTAATCCAGTACCGCCTGTGATTGCAACAAATCGGCCTGGACCTGTGCCATAAGCAATAGCTACATAATTGGCACTGACTACAGCACCGCCATTACTCCAACTTGAGCCGTTGGCACTGTAAGCTGTTACTGTGCCGTTGCCAATTGCAACAAAACGGCTGTTACCGTATGCAACGCTAGTCCATGTACCAGATTGCAATCCAGTCATTGAGTTCCAGCTTGTGCCGTTGGTGCTGTAATATGCAACTGTGGTTGCTGTTGAGCCAGCAACTGTGACAAAATATGTTGTTGCACTAATTGCACCACTTGCAACACCAACATACGCACTGGCAGAACTCAATCCAGTCATTGCTGTCCAGTTTGCACCATCAACACTGTATGCACTGTTGCCGCCTGCTGTGGAAACAGCCACAAAACGACCGTTAGCATATGTTGAACTTGACCAAGTTGTGCTTGCTGGCATTGTGCGACTTGTAGTGGCAAAACTAGGAGCAGTAAATGTTACTCTTGGTTCAATGCTATACGTAGTTGTGCTGTCCAGTGTTGCACTGATGGCTGTTCCAACAACCACATGATCATAACCCGCTGCATTTACAATCATTGTGCTGGCAGTCACATCTGTTAAGCCAGAGCTAATTACAGCACCACCTGATGTTGCACTAACTGCAAACTGTGTTGCACTTGTAATAGCCTGCACATAATAAACTGTGCCAGTTGCGTTAAATCCGCCAATTGCAGTGCCTGTGAACACAATTGGTTGGTTAACATACAATGTTAATGTGCTAGGCACAGTGATCAATGCACCAGTTGCAGTAACTGCACTGGCTGTTAGTGCTGTGAAACTTTCTTTAGCAATGGTTGCTTGCTTGCCGCCTGAAGTGTAATAAGCAATGTATCCAAATTGCCCAACACCTAATCCGGATGTAATTAATAAACGCATACCGAGATAAGCTGCACTGACTGCGGTATCCGACCCAGCAATAATAATGCTTGTGGTTGTGCCGCTTTGTGCAGTGTTCGTTGCTGCTACATAGGCCGAACCTGTGGTCAACATTCTGTTTTCAAACACTGCATTGTCACGAATTTCATCTCCAACTGCGGCAGCATTGATGCCGTTTGCACTGTTAAAGGTAAACGATGTGCCTGAGTTAGGATATGCATTACCAGCGTTGCTGTATTCTAATCTATAGACTACAGCACCGCTAGTAAATGTATTACCAACTTGTGCTTGTAACGCACGATTGTTGACAGTGGCAGTAATAGGAGTCTCGGAGCTGTTCACTCCTTCTGATACACTGCCAAATTTACCATAACTGTTGTTGCCGTTGGTGGCACGAATTTTGCCGCCATTTTCTGCTAGATAACCAATGTGTGCATAGTAAGTGAATACAGAAACTAGTTCCGAACGGCCTTGGTTGGTAATCCATGCACCAATTCCGTTGTCAATAACTTGTGTGAAGTCGTTGGCTACAATAGATTGATTGCCGCCTGCGTGTAATGCACCGTCCACTTTTAGGCCAGTACATCCGTATCCGAATGTAGTGACGTTTTGTACATAAGGACTACGGCGTGAAATCCATACACTGGCATCGTCTACTCCTGTTCCAGGATCCAAACTCACATATGCTCCAGCTGTGGGACGCTGTGTGCCATAACTGTTTGCAGCACCCAATGTGCCAATCAATCCCTGTAGAGTACAGTTACGTAGGCCAGAACCGTTTCTCATGTAGAACATGTTGCTGGTTGTGTATCCGCCTGTTGGCTGAATCACTGTTGAACGCAATTCGTCACCCACAATAGCACAGTTTTCAGGAATACTGATTGGTAATATTTCAGAATAAACACCAGCCTTAACATAAATTGTGCTGGTATAACCAGTGGTTGGTAACGGAATACCCGCTGTGCTCACTGCGGTTAGTGCATTGATAACAATATCAAACAATGCACCTGCCGCTGTGGTTGCTCCAGCTTCAGATGTGTAAGCCCCATTAATTACTTGATTAACTGCTGGACTAAAGCTGGTTAGGGTTTGATAGTTGGTACCTGGAGCAGTATTGGTTAATGCATTGGTAACAATATTGATTTTTAGTCTTTGTAACAATGCAATAATGTAAGGCATTGCTGATGTAGTAGCTGCGTTAACAAATGTAGTAGGAGTGGCAAAATACGCTTTTGTTGCACCCACAGTGTTGGTGTTGCTTCCGTTACGTAAATCTTGTGCGATGGCATCTAAAATAATTCTTGAATCACGCAATGTTTTTGTGCCGTCATACACTGAACTTGGACTGAATGGTGCAATGCTATTTGTTTTGGCATATACACCGTACTGATACATTTCGCGAACAGCCCAGTTGACGTTCTGTCCAAACAAATATACAGCATTGGGAAACAATGTTCCTGAGGCCACTTGTGAGCAAGCATAAGCAATGCTTGCCCATGGTTTGTCAAGTGTTTTGCCTTGATCAGTAGCTGTGGTATCAGTACCGCCCACAGCAACATAGTACACATTGTTGATGTTGCCAAATGTATTCCAGTATAAATTTGTGCCTTGTATAGTTAACACCTGTCCGTCTGTGCCAATAGGCAATCTTGCTGGACCTGCTCCACTGTAATACAGTGTGTCGCCTTGGGTTGTTAGCACTGCTGTTTCTGATCCAGCAGCCAACAAGTTCCAATATACACCAGTTAAATCAACTGTGGGTTTGTTTGTTGCAGTGGCAGCAGTGTGTGCCGATACGCAAACATATGTGTTTACACCATCCTTGATTGAGTCGCCCAGTTTGTATGCAGTGCCGTTTGTCCATGCACCTAACCATTTGTAACCAGGGTTCAATAATTCCCAGTATGTGCCGTTCGGTGGTTCGTTGTTGGTGTGATCTAGTTTTGATAGATATGTGTAACCATTTAATCTTATAACATCGCCTACTTTGTAGGCTGTTGCTCCAGACCAGTTGCCCACAAAGTTAAATCCTGTGCTCAACACAGTCCAATATAATGTTGCTGTGCTAGGAGTTTGTCCTGTGTGATTCTGTAGGGCTACATAACTATAGCCACCGTATGTGACCACGTCACCCTGTTGGTAGGCGGTTGCACCACTCCAGGTACTCTCAAATTGTAAACCTTCTACAAATATAGCCCATTTGCCTTGATCTGCTTCCAAAGTTGATTGACTTGTGTGGTACGTTGTGCAAATCCATAAATCAGCACCATACTTGACCACATCGTTGAGTTTGTAACGTGTGGTGGCTGTCCAGCCTGTTTTGTAATCAAAACTTCTGTTGACCAAATCCCATGATGCAGTGTCACCTTCTAATCCAGTTGCAGTGGATTGACTTGTGTGTGCTGCATTACAAATATAAACGGCCGCTCCATACTTGACAACATCTCCAACCTTGTATGCTGTGGTTGCTGCCCAAGATCCAATCCAATTAAATGCACTGGCAAACAATGTCCAGTTGGCTTGGTTTGTTTCTAATGTTGTGCTGCTGGTGTGGCCAGTGTTACAAATATAAACTCTGCCGCCATACTGCACAAGGTCATTGACATTGTAGTATGTGGGTGTAGTCCACGAGCCTTTCCACACTTGCCCGTCAGAAGTAATGTTCCACTTTGATGCTAAATCGGTGTAAAAATCTGCCGAGCTTGTATGCCCTGTGGTACAAATATATACTTTACCACTAACTCTAACTACGTCATCTTTTACGTATGCGGTAGTGCCTGCCCAGATATTTTTCCAGACAAATCTAATTCTACCTAATTTAAACTCTGCCATATTCTACTCCAGATTTAAGTTTTAAATATTTATCAATATACATTTTACTGTGCTCCGCCTGCTACGAACATAGCAGTTGCCAACATGTTACCATCAATTCCGCCTGTGAAATTAACTTTGCTTTTGAAGTTAATTGCAATGCCCAGTGTGTTTGTTATTTGATTTGATGTTGCTATCCTAATTTGGCCAGCTGTTGCTTCGTTAACATTCAAGTTAGCACCACCGCCACCTATTCTACTTGCAATATATGATTTAATTGCTTTTTGTGTTACCAAAACATTGTCGCTGTTTGCAGGCATTGTTGTGTCTGTGCTAATTTCAGTAATTGTTGCACTGGTTCCACCCAATACAATACCACCCAGTGTCAATTGAGACAATCCGTTTAACTGAAAGAAGCTGGCGTTCAGAGTTGCTGTGCCGCTGGCTTGTTCAACTTTGAACAAACTGCCAACTCTAAAGTTACCGTCTTGGTCCGTGGCTGTGTAGAATGTTCGGCCGCCGCCGCTTTCCACTGCAAGATTTTGTGGTTTTATTGCAGTAACATCAATACTAGGGTAGTTTGTAACCGCAGCATTGCCTGTACCAACTTCTAAGAAGTCGTGTCCTGTGAGTCTGGCTTGGCTGTATCCAGATCTTATTAAAACCTGAGAGCCTTGTGTGGGAGCTTGGGCCAAGGGCACTGTGGGATATACTTGTATTCTAGCAGAATAAGGTCCACTTCCAGTGATATTAGTTGCAGCAACTAATCTATAATTAGCTGTACTACTGAAAAAATTGACGTTTGCACCTGGAGTTGGAATTGAGGACAACCCGCTCACATATACATAATCCCCATATTGGAAACTGTCAGCATATCCCGTTCCTGATAAAACTGTAGCTGATGCTGTTATATATCCAGTGCCTCTATTACTAAAAGTAGGAGTGGCCAGTACGCCATTTCCTATTCTAACTTGATACTCTACACCGGAGCCATTTGGATCTCCAATAACTAACGTTGGGGCTGATGAATATCCAGAGCCCGGTTCAAACACTCTAAATTTACCAATCCGTCCTGAAGCAATAACTACTCTTGCTTGGGCCCTAGTTCCAGAGCCTGGAGCACTGAATGTGATTCTAGGTTCAATACTGTACTGACTGGTTGTATCAAGATCCACTACAGCATTAACACTTTGCATAGCATCCCATCCAGCTGTTCCGTTGCTTTCTTTCAATATAGTGGCTAGTTTGGTTGATGAGTTGTATGCACTGATATATCCGTATTGTCCTGCTCCGCGGCCTGAAATAATAACAATACGCATTCCTAGATAGTTGCTTTGTGCATTTGAATCGCTGGCTGCAAGATAAATTGTTCCTCCAGAGCCACTGCCAGCTTGTGCATTGTTAACTACATTTAAATAGCCACCGCCACCGTAGCTGCCAGATGAAGTTAAATCTGTTAGTCTAACTTCGTAAACACCGCCGTTTCTAACATTTGCAGAACTGGTAGCAGCACCTAGTCCTGAACCTGTGAATGAAAATGCAGTAGAACTATTATAACTTACACCAGCATTGTCGTATTCAAAGCCTAATATTTGTGTACCGTCTGTGAATACAAATCCAATTGTTGCATGCGAGCCACCGTTGTTAATTGTTCCTGAAATAGGAGTCTCCGCTGCAAGAGTGCCTTCTGATACTGTACCAAAATCTCCATAACTGTTGTTGCCGTTTGTGGCACGAATCTTGCCGCCATCTTCTGCCAAATATCCAATATGACAATAGTACGTAAAAACTGAAACCAATTCTGATCTGCCGCCGTTAGTAATCCACATACCAATACCATCACTGATTACTTGTGTGAAGTCGTTGGCCACAATAGATTTATTTCCTGTGGCATGTAGTGAACCGTCCACCTTCATACCTATGCAGCCAGTTCCTATAGTAGTAACGTTTTGTACATAGGGACTTTTGGTCAATATGGGACTGGTTGGGTTTAATGAAACAAATGCTCCGGCTGTGGGTCTTTTTGTACCGTAACTGTTGACTATTCCCAATGTGCCGCTTAATCCTTGCAGAGTCATGTTCTTTAAAGTGGATCCGTTGCTCATACGGAACATATCTAATAGTGTTGAACTTGAATTGGGTTGTACCACAGTACTGCGTAGTTCGTCTCCAACCACTGCAACATTTTCCGGAATAACAATTGGTAGCAGTTCAGAGTATACTCCTGATTTGATGTACAGCGTTGCAGTTCCTGTGATATTATCACAAGCATATCTGATGGTTCTATAAGGCTTGTCTTGTGTTGTGCCGTATCCTGCTGCGTCTGTTCCTGATGTTGCAACATAGTAAACTTTTGTTCTAACACCCCATAGTCCCCAAACAGGAACATTACCGGATACTCTCAATACTTGA